TTCAGCTTTAAGTTCGTCGATTGCATCTTCTAAGTCAACTACACGATCTTCAAGGTCTTCACCATCTGAAGGCGCTTCGTCGCCATTATCTTTGTCACCGTCTACTTCAATGTCACCGACCATGTCGTCTGTTGGGTCAGCACCTATTTCTGCAGTTGGTGTTGATGCTACTTCTGGAGCCGGTTGTTCAACTGGCTGTATGTCAACAAGTGTTTCTTTAGTTACTTCTTCTTTATCATCTTCTTTAGCAACTTCTTCAACTTTTTCTTCCTTGTCGTCTTCTTTTGTAGCTTCTTTTGTATCTTCTTCTTTAGCATCTGCTTTGTCATCTTCTTTTTTATCTTCAGATGTTACAGCTTCAGCTGTTTTTTCGTCCTTACTAGCCTCTGGAGTTTCGATTTCTTTAATATCGTCTTCCAATAGGTCTTCGTAAATGCTTCTTGATTTTTCTACCACGATTTCGTGGAATAGATCATCCGCGCCTGCTCTGTCATCAGCAACTAGTTTTTCAAGCATTTGCTCAAATTTACTAGGGGCTTCCACAGATTCAGCTTTTACAGATGTGTTTTCTTTTTTATCTGACATTTTTATCTCCTGTTATGTGTATTCTAGACTGTCCGTCCATTTATTTACACAAAATCGTTATTTTTTAGTCGAAATAGGCCCAACAGGCCCTTTTTTGAACAAATTTTATAGATTGTATCTTTGTTTGAACTCAGAAACTTTTAATTCATGATAATTTGTAAATTTCTTAAGATCTACAGCCTTAAATGTAGGATCTGCTCGGTCGGCAATTACACGAATATAAGTTTTGGAAGGATTTTTTTGTAAGATAATGCAACATTGTCTATTCCAATTACCATGGTACGTTGCAACATCAGAGCTTTTTTTATAATTTTTACTATCAGAGTATAAGTTGTTATGTTTACCTTCGGGTGTACCCATAAAATCAAAGCCTAAAATATAGATAAGTTTGTGTCTATGTATACTAGCCAGGTGTAAAGCAGTTGGACCTGAGCTCCAACCTAAACTAGGTTCAAAGAAATTTAAATGTTGAAACTTTTTATATGATCTATTAGGGTTTGTCCAAACTGGAGTTTTATTAGGTATGTTATTTTCAACTAATTCAAAGACCATTTTAGAATCTACTGCAACAATATGATTGCATAAGCCAGGGTAATCTCTATATATGGCATTACACCCGTAAATTTTACCTTTTTCTTTTAATGGTTCTAGTGGAATTACTTTTCTACTGATACCATTGCCTAATACAAAAGCAACGGACATAGATTACATCTCTGGTTGATTAGCGGCACCGTACATTGTTCTCACAAGTTCTAATTCTTTTGATTGTTCTTCCTTATGAAACTCTCCGGCTTTTCTTGCTCTGTTGATTTGTCGTAAAGATAGTCTAGTTTTTCTAGTATCATCTATGTTTATTACAGATTCGTCACTTCCAGCATCGTAGTTTTTAATGTCTACTGGTTGCATACTGTCTTTATCAAAATAAAATAGTTCACGTAATATCATTGTATCAATATTTATGCTCCTGGCGTAGGAGTTCCACCTGGTGGTGTTACCGGTGCTCCACCTTGTTGAGGTGTTGGTGATGCTCCTCCTGTAGGTGCTTCAGGTTCAGCCTCTGCTTCTGCTCCAGCTAAATCCTGTTCTATACCTGCTGTACTAATTCCTTGTGTTCTTAACTCTCCTGAAGAAGCTGTAGGTTTAATTTGTGCGTCTGCATCGTTTTCTTCACGCCATAATCTTTCATTTTCAGCCATTTCTTCTGGTGTTAAACCTAAAAATCTTGATAATGCATATCTTTTAGATATAAAAGGAATATTTGTTAACTGTGAATATGTAGCTATTCTGCTATTGTCTACTTCTGCTTGTCTATAACTTGCAAAATTGATAGGTGTTTGAAATTTAAGATCAAACATAGCTATATCTATATTAACACCTTTTTCTAATAGATATTTTTTAAACTCTTGATTAAAATCATCTGAAAGTAAATTTTGTAGTCTTTCACAGTACTTGTTAAATCTTAATTCTTGAATATATGCTGTTCCTACTCTGCCATCATTGTGTTGTGCTTGACTATCGTCAGGACCTGTAGGCAAATATGAACTAGGAATACGTAAACCTCTTACAAGTTTGTTTGTAAAGTATTTTAAATCGTCTATTTCACCTAAATTAGTACCACCTGGTAGTGTTTCTACTTTAGATCCTCTTCCTTCAGCTGTTTGTGGGAAGAAATAATCCTCATTTATTGATAAAGGATTGTATGCACTATCAATGACGTTCTGCCCGCCACCTGTTGCTGATGGAATTCTTCGTTGATGAATTTCAGTCTTAACTCTTTCAACGAATTGCATTGCAAGGTGACTTGGCATATTACCTACGTCAATATAGAATACCCGTCTTTCCGGTGCTCTCTGTACTCTATAAATTATAATTGCATCTTCTAGTAATTCTTTTTGTTTGTAAACTTTGAATATTGATTCAAGTAAGCTATTTCCAAATGGAAAGTTATTATCTAAACCTTCACTTAATGATAAGTGTAAAATATGTGAGGCATCTACAGCAATTTCTCTTTGTCCATGGGCAAATCTTGTTCCTGAAGACTCTTGGAAGTTTGCTCCAACCATTCCTCTAACACCACCAGTTAAATATCCACTACCTCCTCCAGTAATATTACCTGTAGTTTGAAAAGGTGTAGTAGCAACTAAATGTTTAAAATTAAAATTAATGTCTCTGACAATATATTGTTCTGGTTCTTTACCTGTACTTTCATTTACAATTATTTTACTAACCTTTGCTGGGTCAACGTGAAACAATTTTTTAGTTTCAGGGTCTCTAATAAAAAATGAATCACCATATTTGAATACATTTCTTAATATTTTAAACATTCTTTTGTTAAAGTTGTTTAATTTACACCATTGTTGTAGGTATTGTTTTATAATTTGAATTTCTGTGCTAGTTGCTTTTTGTTTAAAGTGAAATATAAATGGAGCATCATTGGATTTGTTTAGTTGTGAGCAAAATTCTGCTAAAATATCTAAAGCCGCATTAACTTCAGAGTCAAGATCCATTACATTGTATTGACCGTATCTCTCTATTCTGTTAGGTGCACCACTATAAACATCAGGTAAAAAAGATGAATAGTTAGTTTTTGCTGGACCAGATGGCATTCCTGTTGCACTACCGACAGGACTTAACTGTCCTGTTTGATTATTTCTAACTGGTACTTGCGTAAAATATTTTTTCCAACTCATATATTAAACCGTTTTCATTAAATTGCCTTCAAAATCCTTTTTTGAAATTATTCTAGCATACTTCGTATTGTCTGTCAATACCATTAAGATCTCGTTCATAGTACTATTTAACGTATCTAGCTTATCTCCTGTAACCTTCCCGGCGCCTGCTGTTGTAGATGCAAGTTTTGAATTAACTTTTAAAGTTTCATTTCCAAGTTCTTTTAAGTTTTTAGTATACTCTACAATTGGTTGTGTGTCAAGTTCTTTTACCGCTTCATTTATGGTAGATGCAAACGTTGCCATATTGCTTGAAAATTTGGCAGAATTAGCATTTAAATCTACAAACGTTGTTGTTAAGCTACCAATATCGGATACAATTTGAGATAAATCATCTTTTTTAATTTTTGTAATTCTTTCTAAACCTTCAGCTACAACTCCTAAACCTTTTCCAGTTAAAAATAAACCAGCACCAATACCAGCACCACCTAATAATCCCATTAAGCCTACACCAGCACCAATTGCCGCACCACCTCCTATTACTCCAGCGGCTCCACCAGGTGTACCAGCGGCTCTCATTGCTCCTGTTAATCCCATTGCCGCACCGCCACCTTTGCCACCTATTCCACCGATACGTCCTAACATTCCAAACGTACCTTTTAACATTGTCGCGGCAACTCCTAATGCTTTTATGGCTAAAATTGCTCCACCTATTGCTAATCCAAATCCTAATAAACTATTATCTCCACCTCTAGTAATTTTTTCTAACATAACTGCAACTAGATTAAATCCTTTAGATATAAATTCAATAGCTGGTGCTAACGCAGTGATTAATGCATTTGCTAGTCTTTGGAACGATTGTCTTAATCCTGCCATTGCTTTATCGGAAGATTCCATTGATCGTTGTTGAGTTTTTTGAGCTTCGGTTAATCCTTTACCGAATTCTGTCATACTTCGCATTTGAGTTATTGCTGTTAAAACTTGATTACCTTGTTGTTGCAAGATAGGTGTTAATCTTAATTCAGCATCACTTCGTGCATTTGCCAATTCAGCTGTTTGTCTTATTGCGGCGGCAAATTGATCAACTCCTATTTCACCATCTCTAGCTCTTTTAGCCATTGTTCCTAGTTGAGGATTCAATAGCATTAAAGATTTACCCATTTCAGTCATAGGTATACCGCCTGTAGCAATTAAGTCTTTCATTCCTTGCTTCATTTCGGAATCTTGCATTCCTTCAAGTGCACCTATTATACCTCTTAGGTTTTCATTTGCACCTGCCTCCAAGGCTTGGAATATACCAGCGATAGATTTATCTGCTGTTGCGACTCTTATAGCATCAGCAATTTGTTTTCTTTGTTTACCTGTTATTGTGGCTAATAGATCTAATTGTTTAATATAACCTTGGGTGCCTAATTGTAATTGTCGGTCGGTCATAAATTGAGCTCGACCTTGTCTTGTTTGTATTTCTAAATAATTTGAAAGATATTCTATTTGATCTTCAAATGAAATACCTAATCTGTTCATCGCTGGACCAAATTCATCTTGAATTGCTCCACTAATTCTAGAAAATCTTCGTGCACCTATTAAAGCATTACCGCCAAATATTGCAATTATTCCTGATATACTAGTAACTACTGATTGAAAAGTATCTAAACTTACACCGGCTTCTATTGCCATTCTTCTGTATTCCATTAATCCGCCAGTAAATTGAATCCCTACCTCAGATAAGTTATGGAATGTGTCTATTTGTTTTGTAAGTTCTGAAGTTAATTGTTGAAATGCTTCGCCTAGCTGACGTCCGGCCCAACCCATTTCATCAGTTAGTTGAATTGCTTGATTACCAAAATCTGTTAGTCTAGTTGATGAGTCTAATACATTACCGCCAAAAGTTTTAATATGGTTTATTGTACGCTCGTTTTGTTCAGCCCATTGATTAAATGTAAGTCTACGTTGTCTAGTTTGTCGAGTTTGAAGTTCTATATCGTCTTTTAATGCTTTTTGACTTTTAGCTTTGTTTTTTAAATCACCAGCAACGGCTTGTCCAGCCCCTAGTCCTGCTGTACCTTCTTGCTCAATTATGATATCTCTTGTTAGCCCCCATTCTGAGGGTAATAGATCTCTGTTAATTCTATATTTTATTGCCATTCATTAAAACCCTAGTTAATCGCTCTCATAAATATATGCGTATATTACTACATTTGCTAAACACATTAGAGTAATATTTATACGGAGAAAATATGCCAAAAAAAACAACGAGTGCTAAATCTAATCCTTTAGAAAAGTATTTTAGACAACCAAAAATTTATCTAAAATTACCTAGTGGAGGTACGTTTTATCCCGAAGGAACATTAGATTTACCTGAAAACGGAGAAGTACCTGTATATCCAATGACAGCAAAAGACGAACTCACTTTCAAAACACCTGACGCATTAATTAATGGTCAAGCTACTGTTGAAGTTCTCAAGAGTTGTGTACCTAATATTAAAGATCCATGGAAAATGCCAACTATTGATATGGATGCACTTTTAATAGGAATTAGGTTAGCAACATATGGGGAAACAATGACGGTAAGTGTTAAAGTTCCTGAAACAGGATCTGATAGAGATATGGAAGTTGATTTAAGAATTTTACTTGATAAACTTATTGTTGCAAAATATAACGATACAGTTTTCCATGGTAACATGGAAATAAAAGTAAGACCTTTATCTTATTCAGAGTTTACAAAGAACGCTCTCAAAACTTTTGAAGAACAAAAAATTTATGGTCTTGTAAATGATAAAACTATACCAGACGAAGAAAAAATGACAATGTTCAATAAAAGTTTTGTTAGATTAACACAATTAACTGTCGATATGGTTGCAGGAAGTATTGTTAGTATTAAAGTAGATGGTGAAACTGTAGAAGATCCTAAGTTGATTAACGAATTCATTAATAA